TTAGTTTACCAAGTTAAAACCTCCTGTTTTTTCAGCACACATCAAAATTTGCCAAATTCTTTACTTAACATTGACTTGGAAATAAAAAAATTTATATTTGTCGTATCTGAGATTATATGATCAACCGTAACTTTATACTGATCATTTTTAGAAGAAGTATAAGATGTTCCATATGTTACCTTTCCTGACCCATTGATTTGTTCTATTGAAATTCTCACTGAGTTATCTGGAAATGAATCTAACAAATCTTTCGAACTTTTAATTCCATTTGCATTCAACTTCGCAATACATTGTGAATTAATTGTCACACTAAATGGATCAATAGGTATATATGTAAAACCGGAATACATTTCTGCTTGTGATTGTGGTAAACCTTTCAGTGTAGAACATCCATTAAGTGAAAGCATAATGCAGCATATCCATAACATTTTTATTATCATATTTATTCCTTTAATTATTAATTTGAACACTATTTATACAATATAGTCATACTCCAATCAACCATTTGAAAATTAATATATTTATTAATTTTAACTAAACAGTTTTATAGAGTGTAAAGCCCTTATCAAAGGGGCTTAACACAAATACCCACATTCACATTATTATTGATAGTATGAGCTATGCATCCTGAAAGCAGAATGCACAGCAATAATGCCTTAAACATCGATCGGAACCATGTCTACCGTTTGACCAGCCAATTCGTGATGACAGTCAGATAAAAATTGAATCTTCCCGTCAGTCAAAAACAGATGGCATCGGCTTGCTGGATAATGGTCATTAACAAGTAAAGAAGGTGTAAACGTTGGCTTATTTATATCGCCGTTAAAACCCCAAGTACTGCCATTATGATGCGCACCTTCTTTCACATAAAATGGATGTAAATATTTACAACCAGGGCACTTAAACATATAGATGCCGCTGCTCCAGTACTCAAGATAAGGCGTAAGCTCAGTTACTGTTTCAGCTTGAGTCATTTAGATCACCACTCTATTAGAAATCCAACCATAGAAAAATTGTTCCTGACTTGGATTTCGTTCGGCAATTTCAATATAGCGCTGACCTTGCATGATATTAAGAACTCGCACTAATACTTTTTCACCTTCTTTACCTCTTTTTGAAAGATAAATTTTGAGAGCATTTAGGGTAGCCAGACCATAAATCCCGTCCACTGATAAATCTGCATATCCAGCTTTACCTTCATTATTGAGCAAATTCAACGCACGCTGTAAAAGTGGTTTCGCAAATCCCGTACCACAGTTCACTCCAGTATCTAGAAGTTCTTCAGCTACTGCAGAAGAAACAACATTCACTTGGTCAAATCGTGGAGCTGTCCAGTACTGCTTTTTATAAATTGATTTGGCAACTTCGAGAGGTAAATCTTTCATATTGCCTTTAAATCCATTTGTTCGGGCAACTGCTTCAGTAATACCATACTTAGTTGCGCCACCACGATCTGCGGGGTTGTTAACATACCCGCCTTCACGCTTAATCAACTCATCAAGATATTGTTCGATGTTCATTTTACTTTCCTTTAGATGTAAAAAAACCCGCATATGCGGGTTTGATTTAAATATTCTCAAATAGCTAAATTGAGATTCAGTTTGGTAGAGGTTTATCCTTAAATTTCTTATGCCATTTTACAACTATAAATATACTTGCAATAAAATAGATAATCGCAATTATAGTTTTGGAAGAAAATAAAAATAATAATGCTCCAATTGATAACACTACAATGACAGGTTTCAATTTATTACCATATGGATTATTTTCATAAGTTACTGTCGCTGCAATAAAAGCAGCTACAATATACATGACTATAAGGGCAATAACTCTTTGAGCTGTATCATTAAATACTTTAGCTAGCTCAATAAATAGAAGGTACAAAGAACCTGGAAGCATGATAGGAATAACTAAAAAGATAAGCCATCTCAACATTTAAAACACCCTTATATTAATCAAGTATTTATATGGAATTTTAATAAAGTTAATATTATTAAAAGTGAGAGAAATTTTAACTATTAATTAAAAATAATACAATATTTTCAATTAGTTAATAATTATCAAATTAAATCTTCTATTCCTTCATACCATGTCTTCTAAAAACCAGAACCACCTTTCGGCGGCATTAACTGTTTTCGATGTCTTTTCTTGCTTTCTTAACTTCCTTGATGACTTCAACAATCGTTTTCCCCTCTTGTTTATCAATAAAGTTAAAAATCCATCGAACTAAGGCCCAGCCGGGAATCCCACAAATAAAGAAGAATCCACCAAGAGCTATCATTCCCCAAATGTCTGTAATCCACTCATGAAGGCCCCACTTCACAATAATGAATGAGCCACCAGCAAGGCTTGATACAACTGTACAAATCAAACCTACGGCCCATTCTTGGGGTGACCGTGGCATACGTGTCATCAATACAACTGCAGCAACTAATGCGACTGCTAAAGTCACCATAATTGCTGCTCCATAAAATTTTAAAAGAGCTGTTAAACCACTAGTGGAAACTGGTTCCATTGATATCTCCAGAAATAAAAAAATCGCTAGAAAGCGATAGTTGTTCGTTGTCCAATCCATCATTGGAAGGGCAATAAAAAAGCACCCGAAATGGGTGCTCTAAGTTCTTTCAAAGTATTAAAGGATTTGTAAGATTTTCCCTCCATTAATCAATTTTGTTGTTAATGGCGCTATTCCAATAATGGCAGCTCCACCTACACCTGGTTCGCCTTCAGTTGTGCCATGGTATTGCCAGTTCCACGTTCCATTATTAGTCGACTTGGTACCACGTTGGCCCCAACTTCCACCATCACCAGACAATGGAGATCCATATCGATCATCTTGAAAGCGATAACCTTTGCCGGGGGTTGAAGCTTCAGCATCAGTAACTTTAAAGACCAGCAAGTAACCACCATTTAAATACCAGCGCCAATCCTGAGTATCATTGTAAATCGGCTGACCAGTCATAACTCGTCCGAATGGTGCACCAGCTCCACCAGGTACTCCCTGCACTCCATAAGTCAAACCAGTGTAAATACCGCTTGGAGTTGCTCCACCACCTGAGCCTCCTCGAGCTAGAATCCCTCCATCAATAATCAGGTTCAATTTACTGTGCCGATTCAATAAACCTGGTGCCCCTTGGAATCCATCACGTCGAGTTTTGGTGAAACTGTAATTTGGATCAGTGCTCCAACCTCCATACGCAATATGAGGAAGTCCCCCGTCACCACCACGTCCAACGACCGAACCTTTGATCGTTAGATTGACTGTAAGACCAGAAGGAAATTCCCCTGTATCGATCGCCGGTAATTCAGGTGCAGCAGGAACAACATACTCTTTAGTTTCAGAGTTATTCGTATGCTTATAAATCATTCGCGTTTCAGTTCTAAGCGAACTTGAACTTGAAACCAAAGCACCAGCTTCAACCACAAAACTAATTTCTCCAGTCGTTGGTAAGTCACCTCTTTGCATCTGATATAAGCGAGCTAAATTAATGTCTAGCTGGTCATATCGAATGTAAATCGGTGAATCATCTACGGGTACGTCAATGAAGTCTTTATCGTTGAGATAATAGCGCCCATCGTAATTGACTGCCGTAATCGTATTTGAGAACTTATCAACTGGATCTTTTTTAGCGACAAGGTATGGTAATGAGTCTTTTGTATCGTCATTAACAACCGTATAGATCGTATTAACAAAATCATCGGAACTTAGCTTGAGAGCACCGTTAGGTAATCGGCCTAAAACTACCTTGTTCTTGGCAGATCCAGCAGTGATAGGGATAAGGTCCACTGTGCTATCGCCCATTTGCAGATAAATCACGTAGCTCTTACCTGCTATGAAATCGACATCATGACTCAATGTAAGGATTAAGCCCTCTTGCTGAATAACATCACCACTTTGATGGATGCCATTTCGATAATCAGCTACAGCAATACGGTCCCGTAAAACCAGTAATTCTGATTCTGGTGCTGCATCAAAAGTAATTGATTTACGCTGGAAGCGGAGTTTGTTCCAAAGCCGGTACGCATTAAAGTGAGCTTGCCACTTGTTACGCACACCTACTGATTTAACCTCTTTGGGGTTCTTGGCTCCTTTATCCGGAAGATAGATATTGATACGGCTATCATCGGTCGGATCCGTGTATTCATAGATCAGTCCATCGTAGTCATCTATTACACCGAAAGTGAGATCATGCTTATAACTATCAGGGATGATATTCCTGAAGTTAAAAAGCAAAACTGAGTTATCCGTTGGTCGCTCAAAGTAGATTTTGAGCTTATTGTTCTGCCGATATGCCGTACAAAAGACTGCATCACATAGATTAGTAACAAGCTCTTCAAAAGAAAGGTTTGTGTCATCAATAGTCGTACAGAATTCTGCTGCTAAAGTAGTTCCGAAATAATCAACAATATCGTTATAAGTTCGATAAATGTTTTCAATATCAATTTCATCGATCGTACGGCGGCCAATCTTGTCATCTAGCGCCATTGAAACCAGTGCATCGGCAAAGCTTGACGTTGGAAATAGCTCAGTTGTCATTGCTCCATTTTTATAAGTCGGTAACATTCGCTGAAGATCAAAATTAATCTTGCGCGTCTTAACGGATAAAGCTCCAGTCGTTGCATATGTACGTGCACGGAAAACCGTTTCATGCTCATACGTTGTGCTTTGCAATGGATATGCACCGTATAGCGCCTGCCACTTCACATCATCAACAACAGTTGTAACTCCAGGAGTTGGAGTTAAACGGCGAGCACGAACACTACAACGGCCTTGGAATGTGACCATATCCAGCGTTGCACCAACTGTTTGGCGTGACTTAGCCGAACCCTTGAGAATGATCTGCTTTAGCATTGGATTACCAATAGCAGCACCAGACTCATTTACTGGAGTAACTTCAACTTCAATCGTGACGTTTACAGCAGCCTGATTGCCCCCTGATGAAACGGTATAAAGTCCATTTGTAGCAACGAAGTTGCAAAGTACTCGACTACGTTCAATATTGTCTAAAATAAATGGACCAATCCACTTTTCCCCTATCGATGAAAGCTTTGGAGAAGCGGCAGCTGTTTGCTGATTTGAAAGTTCTTTAAGCTTTAACCAGTTAGCATTAACAGCTGCTGGATTTGATAATGTCATGCGATCATCGGCAACGGATAGGACACTATAAGTACCGTTTAAATCGTATGTTTGCCCGTTATAAATAAATGAAGCATTAGTGATTTCAATGCGATCATTGCTAACAAACTTAGTCGTTAAATCTGTATTGTTAGCAGCTGCCCGAAGTATTTCATTTGGATATGCAAAAACAAGGTAATTGGTCCCTTCCAATGTCTGCGTATCAGCTGGCCGTAATACTTGACCATTTACAGAAGTTTGATGCTGTACTGTTAAAGGCGGTGTGGTAATTTCGGTACCTAACGAGAAATATGGCTCACCAGAAACAATATCAACGCCTGGTCTAAAGACTTCTACAGACGCGCCAGCAATATCGACAATGTTGGTTTCACCATCATAAGCTCCATTGATTTTATAGTGTCCACGACCTATGCAGCCGACCATATGTTCAACTTCAATATTGTTTTCATAAACCTTATAAGGCACAGCAATTGAGTCAGGCGTATCCCAAGCAGCACCATAAATATCTGCAATACGACCATTCACCCGGATTTTGTTTTCACGATTTGAAAGTTCGTTATTTGCCGATGAAGATTGATTAATATTCTGAGTAGTCTGCGCCATCGATGGCGTAGGCATTAAAAACGCGATTGCGATACTAATTACAATTGAAACGATAGCAGCAACCCATTTGGGGTTCTCAATAACAATGAAAGTACCAGGTAAGAAATCAAGCTGCTTTAAATCATAAGCATTCTTGGGTGTTACTTCATTCGCAAAAGAGATTTCCGCATGGTCCATATTACTAGGTGTATAAAAAATACGGATGTGCTCAGGCATGAACTCATATTTTGAAGTAAGCCATTGCCCAATAGTTTGAGCCTGCTCAATTGTCTTTTCTTCAGACAAAGCATCTTTTTTATAAATAACTTTAATCATAATAACTGACTCGACTAAACCCCATTCCCATAACGACATCTTCAGGTAAGTAAGTGACTCCGCTTTCCATGAGATGCAGAATCTTTTGCCCACGAAAAAGCCCCACATGCGGGGGCTTGTTTCTTTGTCTTGGATGGAAGGCGACAATGCAACCCTCCTTGGGCATGGGCAGCGGATTTAAGAGTTTTAAACGTGATGTTAGGAAGGTAATTTTCCCTTTTGGTTGCATAAAGAGTTCAAGTGCCTCACCTCTATCTACTCCATATAGATCAATTGCAGCTTCGTGAACAAAATGGACACAGTTGTAATGCTCTTCGTCGTATTGCTTATCAAGCAAATGATCATGACTTTTCATACTGCTCCCTTGAGACCGCTAAAACGATCAAGTGAGAAGATATCCCCTGTTTTATTTGTGTTTAGCCGCGGTGATTCAGCCTTGAATGTCACGGCTTTATGATTCATTGCAACACTAGCAAGCTGGAGTCCAAGCAAATAAAACATTGGGGAATTGAGGTTGTCTGAACTATAAAGGCGGTAATTTACAGTGGGCTTTACATCAGGATATTGCCCTTCGATTACCCGTTCGAATTCATCGGGCAATACATCCCCCAAACCTGAAACCGAGACTGTCAAGGTCTGGTCTAGATCCCCCAGCATTCCAGATTTTTGAATTGAAACAGGCAAATATTCATAAAATACCTGACCAGTTCCAACCATATGCTGCACATAGACACCTCGATCATCATTACGAACAATTCGATACGTGTTTAGAAAAGATGGGTGTGTGAGCTCGATACACTCCAGTTGATAGATATCGACTTTACGATTGAGAAAGAACTTAGCATATTCGTTATCCATTAGACCTCCCAATCTTTGATCAATGCTGCATCAGCTGTAAGGTTCGGCTGGTTTTGCACAACTTCAATCTGAGCAGTTACCCGGTAAAGATTTCCATTTACTTCATTGGTCTTGAAAGAGTTGGGAATGAAGTTGCATTGGTATTGTTGACGTGCTCCCTGGTCAATCACCAGATCCGCATAAAATGAAGCTGGCTTGCTTTGGTATACACGCCAAAAAGCCATCATTTTGTTGAAATCGGTTTTACTTAAATTCCAGTTTACATCGACAATATGGCTATTACGTTTTACATCGATGTAATAGCGCCCACGCCCTCCATCCATCTGCTGACGCTTTACATCATCACCTGGTGTTACGCCATAGCCATTTGTTTGAGGATTTAGCTTTAACTTGTACATAACTTTCCTTCAGGCAATAAAAAACCGCCCGAGGGCGGTACCTAATTTAGTTGCAATTATTTCAACGCTAATATAATCGCAACGCTAACAAATCCTAGAACTAATCCAAAATATGTTAATGCTTGTATTAATCCAGCACGATCTGCACCTTTTTCGCTCATTTTTCCATCTACCTTTAATTCCGATTTTGATGTATGCTTATTCATAGTAATGCTTCTCCTTAACTCTCGTCGGTTGAGTTGAATTGAATTGAAAACCTCAGTGCGCCAACACTGGGGTTTTTGCTTTTCTGATCATAGAAATTTTAGTTCAGAGTTTCCTCCGGCCCGGTTTCCATGAATTAAAAAGAGCCGCCCTTGGGCAGCTCATTAATTGTAAGTAGCATCTAAAGTTGAAAAAAGATAAGTAGATGCTGTGGTGTCAACAGCTCCTCCTCTTACAAGTGTAAGTTTAAATTTTTCTCTCCTTATACGTATGTTTCTAAAACTATCGATTACGTCTTGCGGTCGTATTCTCAGTCAAAGATCGACTAATAGTTGAGTTTGGATTACCAATTTGATCACTTACAAGTTTTGGTACCGTTCTTGGAAGTTGCTTATCCAGTTCATCTTTAACAATGATCCGGACTGTTTGCTCATCCAATTGCTCAGCTTCAACCGTTGCCCCACTTACCTGATTTACAACTTCAATTTTGAAATTGATAGTCGGCGAAGATTGCTCAAGAGAAGGCATAAACTCAGCTTGAGGGCGCGGAGAATGACTTGAGGTAAAGTCCTGAACATCTTCAAGATTTGACCGATCCTGAACTAAACCATTTGAAGAGAAGTAAACTTTTCCGTCGTGGAATAGATCAGAACTAGCAGAAGAAGATGCAGTAGGAACGCTGCCATTACCCTTATAAATAATCTGGCCATCTTGAACAGGTTGATTAAAGATATTAGAAATATCTCTACTCTGGTTAAATGCTCGTGAACATTGATTTGCCCGATTCATGATATTTTCGAAAGAGGTGTTATTTTGAGCATAGTTAGAAATAAATGAATCAGGACTTGTAGCCTTCCTCAACCGTTCAACTTTCTCAACACCGCCCCATTTTTTAATATCATCTTGTGACCAAACTATTTCACCTTTGTGCACAGCTCCAGCTAGATCATATTTCTTACCGTTACCTGTATAACCACCATCAGCAAAACCATTACCTTTTAAGACAGAAACTTCCTTCAGCAATTCTTTCTGAGCATTCTGAGTAGTACTGTTTGAAACATTACTATTTTGAATTTTCGAGTTAGAAAAATTAGATAAGTTCGATTTATTGGCAGTAAAGGATTTACTACTTTGAATCGATTTATCTAGAACGTTGCTAAATCTTGAGTTATTCCCAGAGTACTGGTTAGTAATGTTTTGAACATCAGCGAATCTTGACACCGTGTCTTTGCTAGGCTTGAGAGCATTAAAGATAATCTGATTCTCTCGAGTAGGCTGATTAAAGATATTCGAGATCGTTTGATTGTCATTAAAAGCTTTTGAGCTTAGGAATGAACGATTAAAGACATTTTCTGCTGAAGTGTTGTTAATGGCATGGTTATTGATAAATGCTTCAGGGCTTGAGCTCTTACGCATGTTTTCAACTAACCCTACACCACCCCAACGGCGAATATCTTCTTGTGACCAGACTACCTCCCCTTTATGGACAATACCCGCAGGTTCGTATTTACCACCAGATCCAGTGTAACCACCATCTGCAAAGCCCTGATCTTTGATTGCACGAATGTTGCCGATAATGCTTGCACCTTGTGCAATTGCTGTTGCAATCAGTGGAATATTGGCTGGAAAACCTACCTTTGCTGCTTGGGCGATACTTTGCTGAATCGCAATGCCAGCTGAAGCAATAGCGAAAGCTTTATCTGCTGCAAACATAATTTTGTAGGCTTTGGATTGCTCACCAAACATGGAGCCGAACATTGAAGTTAATGAGCCAGTCATTTGCTGGCCGTACATTAACTGCGTGTTCAAACGATCTTGTTGATATTTGTCTTCAACCTCCTGAACATTCTGTGCATATTGAGCAGAAATTTGTTCTCGCTGTAATTGAGCAGCTTGAATAATCGCAGTTTTCTGATTTTCAAAATCCTGTTGACTTATAAGCTGCTGCTCAAATTGAGCATTTAACGCATCAAGCGAAATCTGTTCATTTAAATTAACCACTCCTTGTTGACTATCAAGTACATTTGTCGCTGCACTCACACGACTGGTTCGCTCTTGATCTTGTCTAAAGAATTCTCCAGATCCATTCATATCTGCTTGAACACTTCCCCACGTTTGGCCAGCCTTTGCTGCTCGATCAAGTGTTTCAAGCTGCTCTTGTGATTTCGATAGAGCAATTCGCTTTCTTCTTTCCTCCTCATCTTTTACAGTTTTTTGGATTTCAAGGCGCTCTAACCTGTAACGTTCTTGCATTGCTTCTGTTTCAGATAAAAGAAAAATACGGGCCTGAAACAACCGCTGTTCCTGAGCTAGTTTTAATAACCCTAATTCTTGCTGTTTTTGCTGTTCCAGCAATTCAACGGCTTGCTTCTGCTCAGACTTACTTAACTCAATGTCATGAGCTGCATTGAACTTTTTACGGTTAAAGCTCTCTTCAAGTAACTGTTCCTCGGTTTTCTGGAACTCCTTATAATCTTCAAGTTTCGTTCTCAGAGCTTGTTTAGCGATCGCAATATCATTATCTGCACGGCGATTTATTTCCGCCTTGATTTCAGCTGTTCGCTCAGGGCTAAAATTAGCTTTATCAACATCCTCAAGTCTTGCCTTTCTATTATTGTTAATCCGTCCAACTTCACTCGCTACCTCATTTTCAAGTGACCGTTGAAGATCCTGTTGACGTTCAAGTTGTGATTGAATATCACCAACTGCTTTATCACTTCCCTTACTCGCACCACCTTTCACCTTACTTTGCATCTTTGGAGATTGATGAAGTAACTTAAGTGATACACCATCCTCAAAGATCACTTCACTGACATAACCGCCACCCTTGCTGTCATAGCTTGTTTTAATATCTTTAACAGCGACATTGGTCGTGATCGGTGTGCCTTCAGGCATCGAAAAATCGATACCCTTATGAAATGAAGAAGCCCCTTTTGTAGGGGCTTGTCTTGGACCGTAATTTGAACTGATCTTATAATTAGATAGTGGCTTTCCGCCTGCTTGCAATCGTGCCAGATGTTCATTAGAAACTTTCTGTCCAGACATTGAGCCGCCATATCGAACATCAAGATGAGGACCAGTGCCAATACCAGATTGACCAGAAATACCAACTAAACGTTTAGTAAGTTTTTGCTGTTTTTCAAGTTCTTGCGTTTGTTTGCGCTTAGCTTCGGTTAATTTATCCTCTCTATCTTGTTGAGCTTCTAGTATTTTCAGATTTCTAAGTGCACCTTCTATTTCATCTTTGGTCAGAATTGCACTCATACCTTTGGCTTTTTGCAATTCCAAAATGGCATTAGCTTGAGCAACAGAATACCCTTTATCGAGCCACCCAGATTTATAGATTGAATCGATTACGCTATCTTTTTGCTTAGCTTGATAATCTTGTAAAGCCTTCGTTGCCTTTTCGGCTTCAGTAGCGGTATTCCCTAAAGCATTCGCTTGCTGTTGATGCTGTGCTGCTGCATTCTGAGCTTTATTACCAGTTAAAGTTACTTCAATACCGAAGATTTTTAATTTGTCAGCAGATTGACCTGCTTTAACTAGATTTTGGTCATACTGTGTAGCTTGTTTTTTAAGATTCTCATAAAGTTCAGTAGATAACTTAATTTTATTTAAGCGTTCTATGGCTTCTGTATAGCTGATAGTTCCTTTACGAGCCTCTTGAGAAATTTTTTCAACTTCCCAATTGCCACGAGCATAGTTTTCGATATCAATTAACGCAGATGCAACAGAACGTGACGATTTCTCTAATGCTTCATTCTGAGCATTAAATGCAGCTGTTAGGTCATTAACAGCTTTTGTCTTATCATTGCCAGATAATTTTTTTAAAGCCTCATCTGTTCTCTCAGCAACTTTTGCTTGTTCTTCAAGTTTTTTGTTTGCCTCAGCAGTATTATCTCGCATTAATAGATATCCTGCTGCTAAGCTCGCTATAGTTATTCCAATGCCTACAGGACCACCAAGAACTCCTAGAAGGCGTGCACCAATTCCGGCACTAGCAGCACTGGCAACTGCTGATCTTGATTGAGCTATTGCTAGAGCTTCCTCTGCAACTGCTAATTCTCGTGTAACTTGAGCTTCAATTTTTTTCAGCTCAGACATCCGTGTAATTGTAGCAGTTCGACCTTGCTCAGATATCTGGGATTTTAGTCGTTGAATTTCTAATGCTTTTTCAGCTGCAATAGCAGCTAAAGTTGCCTGCGTATTAGCAACAATAGTCTGGGTATTAATAACTTGTTGTGCCGCGGCAGCACGTTCTGCTTGAGTGGCAGTATATTGAGCAAATGTTTGAGCAGCTAATTCCTTTGTTTTTGCCACTACAGCAACACCAGATGCATAAATTGCTGGAATGTAAGTTCCAAGCCAATAAGCACCACCTAACATCATTGCAGTTGTTAAAATGTCTAAGTTGCCTGCAAGAGTTTGGATAGATCCAGATAATACTTGAGCAGCTCCAGATCCTTTACCAGATTCGCCAATAAACTTCGTTAATTCATTAGTTAAAAGTGTTAATGATTGCCCAATAGTGACATCTGTTTTAGCAAATAGTACATCAACATCATTTTGAACATTTTTGAGTGCTTTAACGATTTCTTGTGAAGTAATTTTTCCTTCTGCTGCAATTGAACGTAATTGACCAACTGTAATACCCATACCTTGAGCAATTGCTTTTGCTAAAGCAGGAGTTTGCTCCATTACAGAGTTAAGCTCTTCGCCACGCAAAGTGCCACTTGCTAATGCCTGCCCGAACTGAACTAAAGCAGCATCTGCAGCTTGTGCACTTGCACCACTAATTGCAACTGCCTTGGATACGGTTTCAGTTAAACGAGCAGTGTCATCCATTGTGAGATTTAAGGTTTTAGCATTGTCACTAAAACGCTGGTAAACCTGCAGTACTGAATCCCAAGCTGAATAAGTTTTTTGAGCAATATTGAAAGTATCCTCAGTTGCTTTATTTAACTCAGTTTGATTATTAGTCACTAACTTGAGTCTGTTTTGTAGACCTGTATAAGCATCCATTTTAGATATAGCTGCTCCTACAGTTACTAGACCAGCCATGTAACCAGCTAATGATCTTGTTGCTACAGATAAACGATCCATAGACTTAGTAGCAAAGTCGCCATTTTTTTCTATGCTATTAAGTTCATTGCCTAAATTACGCGCATTGCGTTCAGCATTTTGCGAATCAATAACAATGACCAGACGAGATTCTTGTGCCATTTTACTTTCCTCTAGGCAATAAAAAACCCGCCGTAGCGGGTTAAAGATTTAGCTTAAATACTATTTAGTTAGGAACATTGAAAATTAAGAAAATGACTTATCCCAACTTTGTCGAAGTTTTTCAGCTTCATTATCAAGACGTTTATATTCGTTAATACTTTCAATTTCTTTATAACGTTTGATATCAGTTTCATTTAATTGACTATCGGCTGTACCTACAATTTTTTTGATATCACTATTTATAGAGAAATTTGAGCCATTCAAGTCAGATATAGGAATATTGACTCCAAGATTGATATCTTCACCATCATTAATCAATTTATGTAGATAAATGTTTAAAGGCTTAGGGCTAGTCTCAGCATTATTCAATCTAGTTATGTATTTACATTGATATAGCCCTCTAATAGATGCGCCAAATGAGTTTTGAGCTTCATAATCTATATTCACTAATAATTCTCTAAAGCGTGCTTTTTCATCTTTTATATTTTCTTCTATGATTCCATTTTTAATAATTAAATCACCAAATACGCTATTAATATCTTCAGCATTTGCAGTATTAATTGAAATATTCGCAGCACGCACTTTAAGACTTGAAGGGCTTTTCAAAGAGTCAGTTAAATAATCCACACATTTGCTATAAGTAGTGTTGAATAGGTTTTTATCTAATCCAGTTTGAGTTTCTTTGCATCCTGCTAAACCAACTAATAAATATAAAAACAATAATTTTTTCATAAAAATACCCATTTCAATAATGAGTAAAATTTAACAGTTAAGACATTAAAAAACCACCCGAAGGTGGTTTAATTGTTATTCATGTTTCTATTAATCTCTTTTCCGGCTGAGGTCCCAGCATTTTGTCCCAACTTAACTAAATTTAAATCTTTAAAATAGTTAGAACCTGCAATAAACAATATGACAATTACTGAACCTAGTATGAATTTTGTTTGATTTGACACAAATTTTCACCTGTAAGAATTTAAAATGATATTGTCGAATACTTGTTAAAGTAAGCTATATACTATTAAATCCTTAAGTGATAAAAATCAACCACAATTAACTACAAAAGTTTTTTATAAAAGCTAATCACAGCCTCAAAATCTCTAGTAATACTTTGCTCAGTGTAGTCATGAGGGGAAAGCTTCAGTAGAGCTGGCATGTACTGTGTTTTGTAGACTTCACGGTATGTCTTACAAAGGATCTCGCGCTTCCGATCGAGTGGCACATTCTGATTATTTAAATCATCGAGCATCTTTCCTATTTGTTGATCCGCACTCATGAATTGCGCTTTAACTGAAGAAGGAAGTGCCTTACTTTCAGCTTGTTTAGTGCAGCTAACTAAAACCGTTAAAGAAATAGAGAACACCAATGTATATAAAATTTTTTCTAACATATTAATATAAAATATAAGTCATTGTAAAAATTATATATTTTTAATAGTTATTTTTCATTAACAGTACATTCCAGATATTAAAAAACCACCAGAGCAAAAACAATCTAGAGAAAAATCTTTATATCGTTAGAGACGTTAATAATGTTTTTAATCATCAAGACCATCAAAAAGATCTAAACCTAGTTTAAGATCATTTTTTGATAGAATTTTGATATCACATATACCTAATCTTTTGATATAACCTGTCATATCAGAGTCTTCAGTAAGAAGAAACTGAGCACGGTTTGCGAGTGCGATCGCGAGAATTTGCAAATCTACTTTAACTTTTTGTTTATCATCATTTTCTTTATTACAAAGTTGGGATGCAAGCTCTCCACAAATAAAAGCAGCTTTCTTATCTAAATCTCCAAACATAACCTTATTATGCTCGAAGTTCATAAATTGCATTCTTCTTTTATTATGATCTTTGGCAATAAATTCTGCTATGACAGGTGTAGGAATTAACAATGTGGCATTACATTGTTGCAAGAAGGTTTCTAAATTTGTAAAAACCACTCTTTCTGAAACAAGTGATACTAATACATTATTATCTATAGCAACAATCACTCGTGACGCTCCTTAAGCCACGCATCTATAGGGTCGTTAAATTCATTCCAACCGCTATCCCCTGCTTTTTTAAATTCAGAAATCCAATCAGACAGATTTCCATCTTCTATTTCAACAATGCTATCAGCCATGAAATTAAGTAACTCAATATCGTTATAACTTCTGTATTTATATTTTGCCGTACCAGTAATTTTTAATTGATGATTTGTTCTGAATTTTGACCCTAAAGTAGCAGCAAGAGCTGGGGATAGCCCTACACTCATTTTATTTCCTGAAACAGTTTCCACACGAATATGGTCTGTCTTATCTGTACCTTCATGCAGACCGATCATTCGACAACGTATTGATTCATTTTGACTGAAAACAAATCCCTGATCTTTACGTTGAAACTGATAAAGTTCTATATATTCATCGTTTGAAGAGTTCTTGTAGCGTAATAAGGTGCTAGCTTGAGGATGCTTATCTAGAAATTCTGAAATTGTATTGATAGAACCAGTCTGTCTTGAAACAGACTTTTTGAAATTTTTAAGCTTCTCTTCTAAAAACTCAGGTTTACATTTAACAGCTAAATCTGCAGAACCTTGCTTTATATGGCCCCACTCTAAATTTTTTGCTCCAAGCATTCCACACAAAGCTTCTAAAAGCTTTGCAGTTTCAAGGGGATTAATTTCAGAAAGATTTATGCCTGAAACATACAGTGAAAATGTGTAAGCAGAATCATGTTTCATATTACTCATCCTCCTGTATGTTTGTATAAAGAAAATTCATTTGAGTGCATTAATATATTAACATTTATTAATTTTCAATCATTTTTTTTATTTTTAAATATGCATCCTTTTGGTAAACGACACATTGTGCCGCTTACTTTTTCTTAAAATTTTTTAAAGCCTCATCCATAAACAAATTATCTAAAGCAAAGATACAGTCGTTAAAGATATGAGCATCAACAGGCAAATCATTATGCTCAGCATAGACATTGATTGCCTGCTGGTCTAAAGATAACGGTATACCCTGCTCATATCTTCTAGATCTGCAAATAGTGCTGAATGCCGAAAGAATGGACTGAGCCGCATAAGAATATTCTGGCGGCTCTGGAACATGCCCACCTAAGAACTTGATTTGTTCGATTTCGTGCGGCGTTTTCGACGCGTAGGTTTTTTGATATTTGTAGAGTTCGAGGACTTTCCCAATATCGTCGCCTTGTCTTTATCTGCGTCTTCTTGAATCTTTTGAGCTTGATCTTTGATAAATGTCCAAATCACAAGGCCAATATCACCAAGGTTTAGCAGCTTAGAGGCATTCTCTGGTGTGTATGGCTGCTCAGTTTCAACAGTCTTACCTTCAACCACTTCAGAGAAAACAACTCCTTTCCAGTCTTCAATTAAATGAGCTCCTGCTGCATCTAATAAAAGCTCATGGTAAAGCTTTTCATCTTTCACCATCACATCATAGCCTTTAGACGAGATCTGATTCCCCGCCTTTTCTAATGCAACTTGGAAAGGTTTATAACCAATCCCACGGATTTTAAACTCTGCTTGTCCGCCAGCAGTTTCAAATGTACACCACTTCGATACTTCTGAACTTCGTACAATTCCGACTTTTAAAGCCATATCTACCTCGAATAATTTGAAAATAAAAAAGCCCATGGGATTCCACGGGCTTTATTGATTTAAATTGAACTACAAAAGAGCACGCACAATTGTCGGTGCTGTACGAACTTGAGCAAAGTTGATATCTAAAGTGATGATGTCATCACCACCGCCATCCGGGTGATTGGCTTCCATGACTTCTAGCTGCGGGAAGTTGAACGAGTATTTACTGCCTTTGCTGTCTTTAATATCGAAAGTCAAAGTGAACACATCACGGGTTTTGATGGCATCAATCCAGCCTGCTGCTGTAGTTGAGAACATGAATGAAGCATTTGCTTCAATATCCATCATCTTTTCTAAGTAAAACTCTGGAGTGTATTTGCCTGAACCGATACAACGCACCGCCTCAAGGTTGTTATTGATCGAAAGCGTAAGTGACTGCATACACGCTTTACCTTGAATAGATTGACCATTCACAAGTAAATTTTCAACGTTTGGCATGCTAACCAGTGGTCTAGTTGAAGCAGCAACAGGGTTTACAACTGGGCTTGTAGTTTGGCGAGTGAATGAGCTACCTACTAAACCAAAGTTACCAGTGATTTTCCCAGTAGTTTGAATAGTGATTTCACCAGTATTGACCTGGACACCACGGTAGATAAAAACCTGCCCAACATCTTCAAAAACTTTTACTAACGTTAATGACTTACGGACGGTACCACCAATAGTTAAACTGTTTGTTGCCCAGTTGTTGAAGGCTAAGGCACTTAAGAATAAATCAAAAGTACCAAGTGACAATTCAAACTCTAACTGACCAGCAACTTCAGCTTCAGTAACTACACCACCTTGTCGATAGCGTGAGTCAACCACTTCGCTGCTTTCTTCCGTAGAAACGTTTTCTGATAAGCCATCACTTACACGGCGTACTGTGTACCAAATTGGGTTTGCTGGAGTTGTTCCTAATACTGCTTCTTCACAAGCATATAATCGAATTTTTGCGCCTGAACTCATTTATAGTTCTCCAAAATTTAGGCATAAAAAAACCCGCTTCATGAGCGGGTCGGTAAAAATAGAGGGCGTAAAAAAACCCGCTAAATTAGCGGGTCATTACTTGGTTTCTTCTGAGAGTTCTGGCGGGGCTACGCCAACCATAGCAGCTGAAACTGCTTCTGATAAATTTGTAGGTTGAAAATTAAAAGGTATTTCTGATAAATGTTCTTCTTCAGGCTCCGGTTCGGGTTCTTCATGCAATCGAATATCAATCCAGCGTGCTTCAGGGATTTCAACAGGGTTTTCTAGATCTGCAACTACAGCAGCAAGTTCAAAATCAAACTTACGTTTATAAGTCTTAATTGAGATGTCACCATTTTCTAGGGTGTCATACACTACAGCGACAATTGTGTTACCGTTTGCATCTTTAGGTACTTCGATATACCAACCTTCTTGAGCAAAGCCTAAAGAGCCTTTAAGTAAATAGTCGCCTACATCGACTTTCTTAAATTCAATAGGCTGCTTTTCTGCATCACTATTTAGTTCGATATGATCACTAAATAGCTTCACGACTGGCGATGCTGATTTTAAAAATCCGTTTGCATCGACAGAAGTGTTAAAGCTTGTCTTTAAATGTCCCCAAGCAGTCCATGCGTCAGCACCAGCACCATATCGATATGACATTTGGTGTCCTGAAATGCCCTTAAAGAGTTGCCATGAATACGTACCATTTGAGTCATTGGTGTGATAGGCCATCAATGTTCCGTAACGCATTGGCATCAAAAGAGGATTGGAGACATTACCGCCTTGCCAGTCACCATGCGAAATATTTACTAAGCGGCCTGATCCAAGAGCAGTTACCCATTGTGAAACTAATGATTTGTCATAAAGAGAAGCAATAATGTTCGCTAAATATCCCAATACACCAGCATCACCTAGACCTAACGCAGCTTTGGCACCACTTGCTGTATTACCGCCCGTTCCACCTTGTGCAACTGAAAGTGGTGTAACTAAACCTTTCATTTCAGTAATATCGGTATTTGTACCTTTTTCAGCTGCTCCAAGATTATTTCGAGCATCTGCTGCAGTTGTTGCTCCTGTACCTCCTTGGGAGATAGCTGCTGTACCAATTACTTGTGAAAAGTTAGGGTTTAAATTAGGAATGCCGGATGCAAACGGCAGCATAAATTGCCGCTTCCCCTGTAAGGCATTATATGGGAGCGGTCGATGGTCCCAATTAAATTTAAATACAAGATTTGCCATTATGCTGTTACCCCATCAATCACTTGGAAAGTCAAAGTTTCGGTGTGTTGTGTATTACCACTCACAACCGCTTTAATATCCATCTGACATAAACCCACAGGCCATGCGGCTGTGCTTGCTCCAGATTTCACATTAAGCCAACCTTTCTGTGTGCTTTGGCTTAATGGTGCACAAGTCAAAGTTGCAACCACAGCTCCATCTGCCAACGATTTAACTTGCGATGTAAACGCATAGCCAGTTAGATCGATAGCACGTCGAACATCATCGGGTGGATATTGCAAAGCCTCATCTGTATCAACGAGCTGCAAATTCAAGTTGAATGTGTCACCACGCTTAAAAACGAAATTGCTCATAAGTGATTCCTGTAAAAATAAAAAAACCACCTATGAGGTGGCTATAAAAAACAATTAAAAGGATGCTAAATGCACCCTTTTAAATTACTGCAAATTAAGTTATGTGGTAAACCTCAAAACGAGCATTTGGATTTTCCAAAGAGATAGTTAACATAGATTTGTCTCTATTATCATTGGAATGATAACTAACCAAAGTTGATGTTAGATTTACCTGAGTAACGACCATAGTGTGGTCATAAATTCCATCATCATTCCAATCAGCAAAAATAATATCTCCTAATCGAATATCTGTATGTAAATACTCAGGTACGGTTCCTAAAAGACTTCTCGGTAATTTAGTTGTTCCAAGCTCATAGCCATTAGTAAAACGATATCGTAGACCATTTGCAGTTGACCATGTTTGAGCATAACTTGTAGCAGATTTATAGTACCAACTTGAAGCCTGCGTCGATTGCAAAGAAACGGTATCTTTCCACCCACCAGCTCTTAAAGCTTGACTAGCAAAATTAGTACAATCATTAGAAAAATTTATATAATTTGCATTGCGAGACAAGGCCCATTGATAAGCATAATTAGAAGCTGACGTATAATTCCAAGGTGATTTACGCGGTGCATCAGCAAGTACAGATGTGCTTAAAATAGCAGCCATTATTATTGTAGGAAGCTTTTTTCTCATAGAAATATCCTCAAAGGAATAATTAAGTTTTTTAAATTAGCGCGTCCACTCTTTACCTAATACGCCTCCTCCCGTATTGGTATATGATCTATTCAATGTAGTAAATTTTTGTTTTATACGATCAATACTTTGTAGATAAGAAGTCCCTGCACATTTCACAGCGAATTCATCCCCTGACATAGGATTACTTAATGTATTCATGAAGTCATTTATTCTATTAATAATAGATAAATCTATTTCTTTGCGGCCAGTATTTGGATCAACCTTCATCAAATTTTCAATATCAAAGTCACTTGAGGTTAATAAAATAGGTAATTGATCAGCAGGAATATTTGGATTAAGCCGAGCCATCTCATTACGATTATAATTTTCACATTTATCTAAAATATCCGGTAAATCTGAGTCAGACAAAAAATCATTAAGATTTTTTTCAGTTTCTGGAGTTACATACGGAATTCCATCATGATCACCTTTAGCTTGGTAATCTTCAGGTTTTAAGGCTACTTCTTCTGGATTGCCTTCTCCAAATCTATAATTAATTTCTTTACCATTAATTGTGAGTTTTTTATCCTTCCAATTCAGTTGTGGTTTGAATTTCTCGAACTTAACTTTTTGATTAGCCTCATTTGAAGCTATTGAATTATTCTTATTTAACTGATCTTTTATTTGCGAGCTATCTTGCTTAGAATTCACCCTATCCTCTTGATTTTTAGGATAGAAGTAATAGATAAAACCAACAATTATTAATATTAAGACAATTAACCACATAAACTTTTTATTTTGCATATTTCTCATTTATAAAAAATAATATTTGGTACTAAAATAAAATATGAAAAAAATAAAGAAAAGGATTAATCCACATTGTTTACATTTTTACATAATATCAATAAAAATAATTTAGAATTACTAATTAATTACGTAATTAATTATTAAGTTATTCTGAAAAAAATCTTTGCTTTGTTCAGCATAACTAGATTGTCCTTGTAAGCACTCAAGATGATCTTTTGTGAAAAACTCAAAATGAGCAAGTAAAGCATCGCAAAGCTCTGTTAAACCTTTCACACCAGTAAGATGACGAGCAAAACACTGAACCATAATATTTCCTGTACGGCGGGTACAAGGATTGTCGGCAATCCCCACTATAAAACTAGGCCCACCAACGATCGTTAAACGACACCATAAGCCTTCTTGTGGGACCTTAAAACCTGGTGCATTTGGATACTGAATTCTGTCCTGAGCAATACCTGTAAAGCTTTGCATACGATCGATAATAGCTTGTCTTGTTTGCTCTAAAGTCATTGCCATATTAACCACCATACTTTTGAGAAATATAGTTAAAAGTAGTGCTGTAAATACCTTGTGGTGCTTGATCAGACCAACCGTTTTCTAAACGTTCAGCATATGGAAGGTTATTCTGAATATAGACCAAATTACCCAACTTAAACTTAACGGCTTGAATAGCTGCATCTTGTACGGCGTTTGTTTCAGGACCACGTACACCGTAATCACCAGATCCAATAGAAACAATGTGAGAAGCACGATAAGCTCCGGTATCAACAGGACTTGAAACGACCAAAGACTGAACAGCATCCATAGTAATTTTCTTTACCTTTTCCTCTGCTGTTTTAGCCACATCAAAACTAAATTCAGTTGGCTTTTTCCCCTTCCATCCCATCATTCACCTCGCTTTCTTCATACATTTTAAAAAGGTCTTGAGCGATCGCTTGAATTGAATATGCTTCAAATTCTGAGCTAGGCTCTTTTTCTCCCATGAGCTTTTTAACTTTCTGCCAAACATGCACCGCTTCATGCAAAAGCAATCCGTACACTTCAATTAGATTTCTTTCTGAAGTATCGCCCAACTGAACAACTGCATATGCACCATTAGAATAGAAATCAACTTGTGCCGCTGCGCCTTCAATGGATAAGAACGTATCAACGTTATTCATGTCCTCGAATAACAGATCCATGTGTAGTTGATTTCGAGCAAGCGTGTACTGCACATGTTGGAAAGGTGAGATATACCATTCAGGAACATAATCGGTATTAATCATTCAAACTCCTAAATCGCATCCATTAAAAAACCCACCGAAGTGGGCAAATATTTAAACTAATAGTTTTAAACATGAAGTACCGACAGCTTTTTTTGAATTTCCAAATAATTTCTTAAACATTCAGATTTTCTAATATCAGCTTCATTTATTTTAATTCCATAACTTTGTTTTAAAATTTCACTTGCAGGATTTCCTTCTGGTACAGATTCATAGAGTTTATTAAGTTGATATAGCCCCTCAAAACACGACCAATTTTCAAGAATTACTGTATCTAACTTTTCTATTTTTTTAAGAAATTCTTCTGCCTTAGGATCAATTGAGTTAATTAATAAAATTTTTCTTTTTAAATCAGAATATAAAGCAAAATATTGTTCTCTAAATTTTAAAAGTTGTTCGTCGTTCTCAACTGCTAAATAATAGGTATTAATATAGGGAAGTAGATTAGAAGCAACGTCTAAAATTTCTTTGCTATTTTTTTCATTATTTATTGAAGCATGCTGTATCCGCCAATCAGTAAATAATATTAAAGCTGCTATAGGTGCCAAAAAGTAAGCAGTAAGTGTTAAAGAATCTCTAAATACCTCATAAAAAATAGATGAATCGAATGGTTTAGTTAGATCTGACTTGAGAATAAATCCTAAAACCAAATAAGTTAAACAGAATAAACCTAACCAAAAGATTGTAAGTTCGATTTTATCTTCTAATTTTCTACTTGCCATACATCCCCCTAACTTAGAAGGACATTAGACCAAGTATTTAAACCTTCCTCAACTGACATTTCCAAATTGTGCTAGCTGTATCCTTTTTAATATGAATAACCCGGAATGAACCCAAGGCTGTTAGCCATTCATCGTCAATTTTTGGAGTCATGGATACTTCATTTTGCAGCACGGTGGCTTTCTTATCTGTAGCCAGCACTCCAAGCGTTTGTATTTCATATTGACTATATGAGCCAAACAGAACACCACGGCCAGAATAATTTTCTTTAACCTCTACATGAGTTTCAGTCTTAGGATCCCAATTTGTTTTTGAAATCCGTTCACACGTAAAGGTATGAACGGCGTCAGCCAAATCTTCATTAAATGCTTCAGCAATTTCCGCCTGTAGCTCATCTCTTAAGCCCATTATTTATGCCCTGTATAGTGGAATGCCGAAGCCATTAAAACTTGCATTAGGATCTTTCAAATCAAGCGAATCAATATAATCAATTGCTATCTGTTCAAAGCTAGAAATAGCTTCAGAACCTTCTTGAAATTCTTTTTCAGATTCGACTGAATCAGCTTTAACTTTCTTTCGTTTAAGCAGCTGCTCTTTGCCGTTATAAATTACTTTGGCCAGAATGCCTTTAATGATTTCACAAGCAGCATCTATAAGAAGTGAATCTATAGGATCCGGCACAAATCCAATTCGTTTTTTCATCCAAACATTAGCAAGTTGAACCAGACGAGCTTTATCACTGTCTGGTGCAAAATCGCTGCCCAAAATTGAATTTGCGTCATCTACAGTAATAAAGCTCATTGCATTATTCCTTCGGGATTAATTTAAGAAGTTCTGCTTTTGAAGCAGATGGTTTATAGCCAATGTTTTTACTAGCTAAATATTCTTTTAATTGATCATTAGACCAACTTTCAAAATCATTTGCCGACGTTTCTGTTGCTTGGTTTTGTGCCGCTTTTCCAGCTTCCAATTCACCAATACGCGCTTGCATAGCGGCAATATCATTTTTGAAAGCATCAAATTCTGCTTGAATGCTTACTACCTTTCCTTCAGCCGCTTTAGTAGCATTGTCAGCTTGAAGTACAGCATCTTTTAAACGTGAGTTTTCAGAAATTAGTTCTGAACTATCACCACTTGCCTGTTCCAAGATTTCGATTTTCTGTTTAAGTTGCCCGTTTTCCTCAACAACTTTTTTACACTCAGCTTTTGTTTCATCAATAACTTCTTGCAGCTCTGGTGTGATTCCCACAGAGACATCTACAGCTGCCAAAGTCATCTTTTTTGGTTCGTCTAAATCACGAACTTCAACTGGAATATCCAAAGCTTCATAATCATTCTGGATTTTTGGATAGTCACCATAAATAATTACTTCTTCAGCACTGCGATTTGGATATTCATAATAATCAGGGTTAGCAATTGTCCCTACTTCTAAGGCTGCTGTTGCGGCAATACGTGTATAGATTAGCTTCATGACGCTTTACTCTTAATAATAAAAAAGAGGGCTCTATGGCCCTCTAAGATTTAAATTAATGTGTGTTGTTTAGCTTTTTTAAGCACCAGACAAATCAAGCAATGTACCAGCGGTCATTTTGTTGCTGGTTGCATGTTTCAGCCAGTTTGCACTAGAACCTAATAAAGAAAGATCAGGATTAATACCTTTGGTTGTATCCCAGCTATATCCAAGAAGATCCATGTTAAAGGTACCTTCGGCACGCATACCAATAGCAAAGTTTTCTTCATCATTAATGTCATAAGCTCGGAAGCCTGGCACTTGTGATTCCGTGACAGTCACAGCTCCCACTTGCAGACCAAATGCATCATCATCGCCTACCGCATCAGTAACCAATACTGGCTTACCTAAAGTACCTGGTAAACCACCATAGATAACGATTTCAGATTCGCCATAAATCTGCTTAGTGATTGCATCATCTACAATATCGAAATAGGTGTCTGAGTTCATTACCCACAAACTAATACGGCCAAACTTATCGCCAAACTTACGCATCCCTTTGGTTAAAGCTTTACGACCATCTACTGCGATACTGCCTTTTGCAACCATTTCAGGATTGCTTGTAATCGCTGCTTTTAATGAAGCCAAGCTGTACTGTAAACGCCCTGCAACTAAAGCATCAGCCAAATCATAGCCAAGAATCATTGCAAACTCTTCAGGTGTACGAGCACGGCGCTTGAATGCCTCTTCAGTAGAAGCATAAGGACCATATTTATAGGGAATTTTCACACCTACAGATTCACCAGCACCAATTTTTTCAGGGTTAACTTTAGCGTTTGAGTTCACATCACGGTGCTTGATGCTTCCCCCCACTCGGTAAAATGAATCTTTACTAAAATCACCTTCAATGATTTCGTTGCGATAAACAATCGCTCCAGCAGAAGCCTCATTAAAGACATTCAAATTGTCCTGCAAACGCTCTAAATAAGCAGTTTGAGCCAATTGATTGTAGATGATCATGTCTGAATTAACTGTTGTAGTCATAACTACTTATCTCCAAATATTTAATGATTAGTTCGGCAGTTTTAGGAAGGCATCATTGCCATGTTCTTTGATGTAGTCAGCTTTCTGGGAAACAGACATCTCGCTACGCTTCATACCTGTAGGTGCTCCACCTTTGCCCCCACTTTGGAATCCACCGCCGTTACCTA